AGGGTAAATAATGGCACACGTTATAGCTGGTTTAGGTGCGCAGTTAGGTTTAGACACGACGGAATTCAAAAAAGGGATTTACGAGGCTAAGAGTGCGCTTAAAGAATTAAAAGAATATTTACCGGAAGCATTGTCGATTGCTGGCTTTATTGAAGCAACACGGGCGGCAATGGAATTTTCAAACAAAATTGTTGAGACTGCTAAAGCTAATGATGTTGCTACGGCATCGGTTTTAGAGTTATCGCACGCCCTAGAAGAAAACGGGGGAAGTGCGGAGAATACAAGCAAAATCTATTCTGGATTTACTGCAAAGCTTGAGGCGGCAATGCAGGGTAATGCTAGGGCGCAAGAATCGTTTTATCGTTTAGGGGTTACTTTAAATGACTTAGGACATTTATCGGAGCAGGATTTATTCGAGAAAACCATTAATGGTTTGTCTAAGATGAAGGATTCTGCGGAGCGTAACGGATTGGCTTTTGAGACTTTGGGTAAAGGTATTAGAGGAGTTGATCTAAAAGGGTTAGCGCACACGCTGGAAGAATCTAAGGGAGAATTTGATAAGTATTCTCAGGCAATAGAGCAAGCGCATGAATTATCGTTAAAGCTTGATAAGGCAAGTCGTGATATGAGCTTGAGTTTTACTAATGCGGTAATTCCAAGCTTAATTAAGCTTTATGACGAATTAAAAAGAGGAAACGGAGTTGCAGATTTATTCTTTAATGGTTTGCGTATTGCAATGGAGACTATTGCGGTGCTGGGTGGACGTGTGGTTAATACGTTCAAGGCTATCGGTATGGAGATTGAGCATACGTTTGAAAATGCCAAGATATTATTTACGCAAGGGATACAGGCGGCTATTGAAGATAATAAGCGATACGAAAAAGAAGTGCAGGATATGGCAAAGCGTATTGCTGATTATGAAGAAAGCATATTGCACCCTAAAGTAGATGAGACTAAAAAAGAAGATAAAAAAGAAGAAATCGCTAGAACGGTGATCGCTAGCTATGCAAAGCAGTTATTGGCGGCGAGGGATTTGTCTAAGGTTTATGACGATCAAGCTACTCTTGCTTACAAAGAATTACAACAAAAAATGCAAGGGACTGAGGAAACTAAGAAACAAAAAGAAGTTCAAGATGCGGTTAATAAGGTTCTAAATGAGCGTGATAAGGTTATAGATAGTATTAATAAAAAGATTGCTGAGACTGATCCTACGGCTAGGGGCGGTAAAGAACTAATAGCAATGTATAAGAAACAGCAACAAGAGATTATGCTTACTGCCGAAATGCAGGCTAAGATGACAAAAGAGCTGGTGCAAGATACACAAGTTGCTCAAGAAACATTTGGTTTTGGCTGGACTCATGCGTATAACCAATTTAAGGAAAATGCACAAACTGCGGCAGATGCTGGTAAGCAATCATTCGAGCTTGTAATGGGTTCAATGACTTCTGCGCTAGAGAATTTTGCAAAAACTGGTAAATTGAATTTCGCTGATTTAGTGAAAAATATCGTTTTGGGCTTGATACAGATTCAAGTTCAAATGCAAGCTATGAAAGCTTTTGGGATGTTTTCTAACTTTCTGGGCTTTAGTAGTATGTTTACTTCGGGTACGCCTGCGCCTGTGGAGCAAGGAGTATTTACGCCAGTTACAAAGTCTGCGGAAGGCGGTGACCTTTCGTCGGGACAAGCTTCAATTGTTGGCGAAAATGGTCCAGAGATTATCGTACCTCGTGGAGCTTCAACGGTGATACCTAATCATTTAACTGGTTCTGTGGGTGGAACTAATCAGACTATTAATAATTACAACATTCAGGCTATCGATACTAAGTCTTTTGAGGATCGTATTTACGGTAGTGCTGGTGCGGTTTGGGCGGCTAATCAGTATGCGACTAAGAATATTGCAACGACAAGGAGCAGGACATAATGGCTGGCTTTCAAGATATATTGAATATTCAAACCAGTATGACGGTGAATAACCGAAGGACGGTCGGGCAACAGGTTACGAGGTCGGGGCAAGTTTCGGTGGCGCAGTATTTAACTTCTGTGCCTTGGGTGTTTACTGTCGTACCGAATAATTTTTTGTATTACCCACAGGTTCGGAATATCATTCAAGCTATTGATAACTTAGATCGGCAGTTGCCGGATTACTTGACATTTAACACGCCTCAGCTTTCGTGGTTCACGGCTATGCAAGGAACGGCTACGGTGGTTAGTCTTAATGGGACTCCTACGCCTAATAGTCAAACTGTTAATTTAACTTCTAATGGAACTTTTAAAGCTGGAGACTTTATCTCTATTAATGGTTATGTGTATAAAGTTACTGCGGATTCTTCGGGATCGGTAATTAGTATAAATAGGCCGTTGATTGGGTCTCCGTCTTCGTCTGCGCCGGTGGTGCTGGGTAATTCGTGTGCGTTTTATGTGCTGGCTGAACAATGTCCGACTTATAAGCTGAACCCAATGACGAATGGGGCTTTTGTCGAATGGTCTGGACCATTTGTTTTTAGAGAATATATAACGGGTTGATATGACTACAACTATTGCGGCTTTAAATTCAAGTTCAATTCGATATGCTGAATTTGTCGAATTGTTGGTTACGACGTATGCTGGTAATTTTATTATTGGGGATACGTACACAATTTCTTTTGTGGGAACTACGGATTTTACGGCTATCGGGGCTTCGTCAAATACGATAGGAGTTTCGTTTATTGCGACTGGAGCTGGAACGGGTACGGGAAAAGCACAGCAAGATTTTACGTTTTGTAATGCGGCTTCAAATATAACGGTGAATGGTAAAACGTATTACGGTATGGGTTACTATTTAGGTGTGACTGAGATTCAGCAAGACATGAAGGCTAGTAGTGTCGATTTAAAATTTAGCATATCTGGACTTGATCCTAATATCGTTTACACGGTTTTGGGGGCTAATATAAAAGGTAGTCCGGTAAAGGTGTGGCGAGGATTTTTAGATAGTAATAATCAAATCGAGACTATTGGAGGGGTGCAACAATTCTTTCAAAGGTATCAAGGAATCGTTAATAACTTATCAGTTAACGAGGTTTTTGATGAGGAGAAAAGAGACAGGACGGTAACGTGCGTAATTTCCTCGGCATCGATGCGGTTGATATTGGAAAGTCGAATAGCAGGGATAAAAACCAATCCGTCTAATTGGCAGTTTTTATATCCTAATGATACGAGTATGGATCGAGTGCCTGTGATTGCGGCTACGTATTTTAACTTCGGTGGAAAATCTACGGATGGTAGTGCATCTAAGGTAACTAATTCAACTGCTCCTAGTTCGGTACAAAAGTGGTTAATTTCATAAGGCTTGTAAATGAGTGTATTCAGTAATTTTAGTCTTAGTGATATTTTTAAAGCGGCGGCTTTTGCGGCAGTTGCTTATTTTGCACCTGAGCTGGGTATACCGTCTTGGGGTGCGCAGATGGCGGCTACGTTTGCCGTTTCACTTGTTGCATCTAGGATTTTTGCGCCTAATGTGCCACAGTCGCAAAGTAATAATGTTAGACAGCAAGTACCGCCTGACCCTACGGCTGGAATTCCTTTAGTGTATGGGGATGCGTATACTGGAGGAAGATTTGTCGATGCGGTGCTGAGTAATGACCAGCAGACTATGTATTATGTTATGGTTATTACTAATATTAGCCCTAATGGGCAAATCAGTTTTGACACGACTAAATTTTACTATCAAGATCAAACAATTACTTTTAATAGTGTTTTACCTTATACGGTAGACAGTTTGACGGATGGAGCTGGGAATATTGATACGTCTATTGCTGGAAAGCTAGATATTTATCTTTATAAATCTTCTGCTACTGGGGTAATTACGCCTCTAAATAGTACGCTTTACCCTTGGGATGTTATGTCAACGGCTGGGGGTGCGCCGTCTGGTTGTCCGTCTGGTCAAGAATGGGTTTCTGGTAATAGGCAAATGTACGGGTTAGCGTTTGCTATTGTGGTGCTTAAATATAACAATAACTCGGCTGGGACTACGGCTCTGCAACCGGTTACTTTTTATGTAAGTCATTATCTTAATGGAGCTGGTGCGGCTCGATGCGGTGACGTTTGGTATGACTATTTAACTAATCCCGTGTACGGGGGAGCGATAGACCCTGCTTATGTAGATTCGGCTTCGGCTACGGCGCTTAATGATTACTCGGAAGGGTTAATTGGTTACACGCCTTATGGAGGCGGTGTGACTCAATATCAGGCTAGGTATAGGTTTAATGGGGTAATTGATACTGGGCAAACTGTATTGTCAAATATCGACTTAATGATGATTTGTTGCGATAGCTGGCAGTCGTATCAGGTTTCAACTGGTAAGTGGACGGTAACGGTTAATCGGGATATTTCTCCTAGTTTTTCTTTTGATGATAACAATATCATTGGAAATATTAGTGCAAGCGAGTTAGATATAACTCAGATGATTAATCAGATCGAGGCTAAGTTTAATAATGCAACTAATCGAGATCAAGCGGCTTATGTAAACCTACAAACGCCTAGTAATTTGCTTTATGAGAATGAGCCGGTTAATAAATTTACGGTTAATTATGACCTAATTAACAATAGCGTGTCGGCACAATACCTGGCAAATAGAACGCTGGAGCAGGCTAGAGAAGATTTAATCGTAAGCTTTAATACGAATTACACGGGAATTCAGGTTAATGCTGGAGACGTGGTAACGGTTACTAATGCTTATTACGGGTGGACGGCTAAACAGTTTAGGGTTATGCAGGTTAAAGAGGCTTCGTTGCCAGATGGCAGTTTGGGAGCTTCGTTACAATTGATTGAATACAACTCTGCGGTGTATGGGACTGGTTCGATTACGCAGTATGTGCCTGCGCCTAATAGTGGGCTAGCTTCACCTAATTATTTTTCTGCTTTAACTGCGCCTACGGCTACGGGTTATCCTGCGGCTTCAATTCCTCATATCGATGTGGCGGTGGTTGTTCCTGCGGTGGGTAGGGTAACTACGGGTACGTTGTTTTATACGACTTCGGCAACGCCTACGACTGCGGATTGGAATACTTTAATAACGGTGAAGTCTTCTAATAATCAGGCGGTTACTAATGGAAGTACGTTTGTATTTTCGGATAATGTGTTACCGGCTGGCACTTATTATTTTGCTTTTACTGTAGGTAGTGAAACTAATAATTCACCTTTAAGCCCTAAGAGTACGGCTTTTGTGTGGAATCCTGTAGGAATGTCGGGGGCTAGTGGAGCTTCTGGGTATTCTGGGGCATCGGGTTATAGCGGTTTTCAGGGGAATAGTTTTAGGGAAGCGTATTACACACAGGCACAAAATTTAAGTGCTCCTGCGGTTAGCCCAAATCCTACGACTGGCAATTCTTCTTTCCCGACTGGATGGGCTGGAACTATAACTACGCCTACGGCTGGACAATCGTTGTGGGCTATTGATGGTACTTATTCGCCATCAACTAATCAGACAAGTTGGTCTGCACCTTATTTAACGCAAGGGATTTCTACAACTATTCAGTCGGATAACTATGTGCCTAATACATCTGGTTGGCAGATTCAAAGAAATACTGGTAATGCGTATTTCAACCAGATCAATGCAAGAGGTGACATTACTGGTGGATCAAACATTACTATTACAGGAAATGCTTTATTTAATGGTACATATACAATTGGATCAGCATCTTATTCAGTAGTTGCAAATTCTAGTGGATCAGCGTTTGGTGGTGTTTATGCTTATGGAACCAGTTTTTTTGGATGGGCAGTTCGAGGCGATGCATCAGGTAATGCTGGCGGTGGTTATTTTAATGCAGCTGGTGCAGTAGCAGCATTGTCATGTTATAACTCTGGATCAGGTCCAGCATTACAAGTCATTGGTCCAATGACTATGAGCAATTCTACATTGGTCACTAATTTAAATTCAG